CGCGCGTAATGACGGCGTACCCGCACCCCTTCAGTACCGCGTTGGCGATAATGGTCTCCCAAAAGTAGAACGGGGTTTCATGCTCGTTGGGCCGGTAGGTGCAAACATCAACGGCCGGGTGCTGGTATACGACGTCGCGGCGCCTGCCGTCGGTCGTGTACAGGTTCAGGCCCAAGCTGGCCACCGTGCTGGCAATCTTGTATACGCAAGCGTAAACGGTGGAGATGCGCACGCTGGTGTCATGGGTGACGTTGGCGCCGGCTGCGGTAGTGCCATACAGGCCGACAGCGGCCACAACGTCTTCGGGGCGATCCAAGCCCACGCGCATACGCGCTTGCTTTACAAATCGTTGTATGCGATTAGCCATACCGCAAGATAACAAGGGCAGAGCACCGTCGCGCCCTGCCCCGTCATTAAACCAAATATGAACCGTGTCATAGACTCACAACCTCCAAAAGAGGCTCTTCCTCCTGAGCGTTGTTAAAGTAACAACCCATAGCCATAATGGACGCTACTATGCCGTCGACTTTCTGACTCTCGCTGTTCTTCTTCTTGGTCACCTTGATGTTGTCGGCTTCGTCGCGCGCCAGGTGTACGCACCCCATCTGCCACCGCAACACGTCATGGCCGCCGTGCAGGACTTTACCCTTACACATCAGCAATTCGAACTGCTTGGTGGGGTAACTCATCGATGCGTACCCCTGACCGAACGGCTGGCAGTCGATGCCGTCAAGGAACGGCACCACCAGGTGCGCTATGTATCGGTCATAGGCCAGCGCCTGCAAGTCGTAGTCGAGTGCCAACTGCTTGATGTACTCGCGCACAGCTACCATATCGGTCACGTTGCCGTCGGTGATCGTGACGAAGCCGAGGCGGTCAAAGGTGTAGTAGTCGACGCCGCCACTAAGCTGCTTGCTGTTGGCCTTGTCTTCGTTTACGAAGTGGTGGCACTTCAGGTAGAAGCAGTCATTGACCTCATCGCGAAAGATGAGCGCCACAGCCGTGAGGTCTTTGGTGCTGGATAAGTCCATGCCCGCATAGCACGGTAGGCGCTTCAGGTACTCTTCGTCAATGGCTTCGCCGCCGCGCATGAACTCTGCGTCAGTTATCCAGCGTTCTTCGCTTGCGGTCCATATGTTGAGGTGCAAACGCAGGAACGTGTTGATTTGTCGTGGGTTCTCCTTGCACCGCTTTACTTCCTGTTCAAAGTAATCCTTCTTGCAAATTGTACCGTAACCAGGGTTGGCCTTCTTCCATGTCGTTTCCTGCGTCCAGTCGTCGTCCTTATCAGCAGAATAGATAACCGGCAAGAATGTCTCATCCTCAACGCTGCCTTCCTTAACCTTCCTCGCGTAGTCATGCAACTCCCAACATATGGAAGAAGTGTCATGCCCGGCGGTGGTGATGGCAATAACCAGGGGCTGGGTACGTGCGCCGGTCGAAGTCTTCAGAACGTCATACAGGTCGCGATCAGGAAACACGTGCAGCTCGTCGAGAATGACGGCATGGGCGTTGAATCCATGCTTCGTGTTGGCTTCAGCCGATATGGCTTTGTAGAAGCTGTTCTTGTAGTGGATGGAGTTGCGCAACACCTTGCCGTGGCCCGATAGCTTCGGGTTGGTGGCGCACATAGCTGATGCGATTTCAAAGACGATACGCGCCTGGTTGCGGTCACCCGCTGCCGAGATAATTTCAGCGCCTGGTTCGCCGTCAGCGAATAGCATGTAAAGGGCGATGGCGGCGCAAAGATTGCTTTTGCCGTTCTTCCTAGGTACCTCAATGTAGGTCTGCCGATACTGGCGAAGGCCATCTTCACGAAGCGTACCGAAAAGAGGTCGTATGATGTCGTCCTTCTGCCAGTCCTCCAATATGAACGGCTTGCCACCCAACGCCCCCTTGACGTGCGTACAGTACGTTTCAATCCACCTGACCGCGTGTTCGCCCCGTTCCTCATCATAATAGCCGGCCATGGTCCAAAATGTACTGCACAGCCGAGCGCGCGCCGTTGGGGTAGGTTCTCTCCTGCGTCATACCGCAATGGTGCCACACCACGTCAAGCTGTTCTTCGTCGGTGAACGGGAACGAATCCACGCTGAAACCCAGCCTGACAATAAACACCCCACGGTAAGTGGCGCTTGCGTTCTCGAACGCGTCGTTCATCTCGTGCAAGCTGGCCAGCGTCTTCGGGGCGCTCAGTCTCTCCCCTGGGTTCTTCCATTCAAACATGCACCAAAAGTCTTTGGCGTGGTTGCGGTATATGCAGTCGACGTCATGGATTGTTACGCTTCGCGGCGTCATCTCATCGAGGTAAAGGTTCATCGGGTGGATGCGCCCACGGTTCCTTATTTGGCTCATTGGAAGTCTGGGTCTTCTACCTCGGCGCTACTAATGCCGACAGCTTTGATGTACGCGCGCTTCTTGTCGCGCAGCCTTTGTAGTTCGATGTACTCAGGTCGGGACTTGATGTAGGTCTGTCCCTTGTCGCCCTGGGTCTCGTACACCATGCCCTCGCGGTCCACGATGTCCTGCAACGTGGCTTCCTCGTCAATGATCTTGGCCAACGTAAACAGCAGTTGGCGCGTGTTCTCGTCGGGTTCGCCTGTGCGGCGCATGTTCTCTACTAGCTTGTTGAATGTGTCCATTGGGAACGATTGTAATTTTCTAAAACTCTGCTCGACTGACAGCCACGATGTCAGCTCTGTGCGCTGTCATTTTTGCCATAGGCTACCGGTATGTGGCTCTCACGGCCGCTCTTAGTGTTGTGGCATCGATGGCACATCGACTGGTGGTTGTATGGATCCCAAAAGTTGCCGCCCATCCTCACAGGCACGATGTGGTCGACTACCTCGGCGATCTGACCGCACTCCACACACAGTGGATGGTAGGTGAGATGCACCACGCGATACTTACGCCACGCTGTCGTGTTGTAGCGCTTCTCCTGGTGGCGTCGCTCATGCATCTGCTTGCGCGGCTTCGGGTCGGGCATCCTAGGCATGGCGCTTGTCTATCATGTTGTGCAGCTCGTCCACGTACTTGTGTAGGGCGTTGAGTACCTCAATCTGATCGGGCGTGGCTGTGCGCCTCAGTACGCTGAACGCCTCGGCTGTTGTCTCGCGTGCTTCTTGTGTCATGGTAAGGTGTTGAGTAGGCTGCGTATGATGAGCAGCATGATGAACCAAAAGAGTCTATTGGGCATGGTGTATCAGAATGATGATGAACGTGATGAGCGCGCCCACGATACCCAGGGCCGCTATGTTGTATGTGCTGTTAGGCTTCATGGCTATCGTTTATGCGTTTGGCACGCTCTAGATCTGTGCGCAATCTGTACACCTCCTGCTTCCATAGCTTATACTGATCAGCGTGGTGTTGTCGCATTTTCAGGGCGTGCTCTATGTCGCTCTCGATGCGTGCCGTGTCAATCTTCATGCTTCTTGATTTGTGCTTTCAGTGCTTCTATCGCGCGCGACTCTCCATACGCTAAATCGCGGCGCTCGTCCTTCAGGTAGTTGTCAAGGCGCCGTTGGTGCCATTGCACATCACGGCGTAGCGCCTCCACGTCGACGCGCTTAACGGCCCTCTGAGGCACCTTCTCGGCGCTCCTACGGTACCACGCCAACGCTACCGGCCTCCACTTCGCTATGGGGCCTGTCTTGGTGCGCCAGCTCCTCGCATCGTAGTAGGCGTAGAAATCGCGCGCCCAAGGTTCGATGTGACTGCGGTGCGATGTCGCCTCGCGATCGTTGAGGTGCTGGAAGTAGTCGCGCACCTGCTGCCAGTGTATAGGCTTTACCTCATCCTTCCTATCATCCATATTATTAAGCTTATTATTAGACTCTGTATTAATCTTATTATTACGGGTAGAAGCTGGCTTCCACCCCCCCTGGAAGTCTACTTCTACCCCCCTAGAAGCTAGCTTCCACCCTAAGGTGCGTTTGCTTCCACCCTCCAGGGCCTCCACATACCCCCCGTCAATGAGCTTATTGACCGCTGCCGAGGCGGTGCGCTTGGACACCCTCAGCAGCTTCGCAAAGCCTGTGTTAGTCATAAAGCACGGTTTCCCGTTCTCGGTGTACCCATAGATCACGGCAGCCGTCAAGCGCTCGGTTACGTTCAAGCCTTCCAGGTTCCATATCTCCATTGGTACGATCAGGTGCTTGCGTGCCATTACGTGCCGCTGTACATCGAAGCGTCGTTGTAGAACACGTCGTAGTTGTCCTCGAACAGCTTCTTCACCGTTACGGTCCACTCGTTGTCCTTGTATCGCTTCGCTACGTTGCCGCTGGCACCCTTGACAAGCGAACTGACGTGCCTACGCACTTCGTGGCGGCTGCTTACCCACCACACAAAGCGTTCGCCTAGACCAGGGCACTCAAATACCGCCTTGTATACCGCCTCGGTCACAGCACGTTGTTTCGCTTCAGCATCTGCACGATCTCCAAAAAGTCCTCGAGGTGGAGCGCCGCAATAGGCGGCTGGTGGTTGCGCTTGTGGATCACAACGTTGTAGTTGCTGTCCAATGGCATGCGCTCCAGTATCTCGTGGATATTCAGGCTGCGTTCGTGCGCCTTGCATTGCAGGTTAAACGGTGGCGTGTTGGTGAGGTCGACGCCCATATCGTCCAGCTTCTTACTGGCGAAGCTTGTGCGTTCCACATCCCCACCGAACAGCCGCATCCATATTTTGGCCATCTTGAGTTCGAATCGCTTGCCTTTATCCCTTGAATTGATCACAATCGAAATCTAAGGCAGGCACCCACGCCGGCGCGTCCATCATGCCGTGCCCTGGTGTCGTCTCGTGGTCGTTGTGCGGCTTGCCGTCCCATGCGCGGTACAGCTCCAGCAGCCGTTCCCACTCTAGGTGGCCGCGCGCGATATAGTGCGGCTCCAGCTCCACCACGTTGACGTGGTGAGGTGCCGCGCTCTCGACCGCTACGATGAAGTACGACTCGGGTTCATAGCCACCCAGCACCGCCGCACGTTCGTATATGGCGGCCTGCATGTAGTACTTGAAATCCCAAATGGTGCGCTGTAGGCTGTGGTGGTCTACGCGCTGCGTCACCTTCAGGTCGATCATGGCCCAACTGGTAATGCCGTCAATGATGCCGCGATGCGGTATCCCGCACTGCTCGATGGTAAACGGCTTTTCGGCTTCGCTGAGGTCTGACAGCAGCCCACCGGCAAACGGGTGCGCCATCAACCGCTCTGCGCAAGCTCGCACGTCCATGGCCTCTTTGACTGTCAGTATGTCGCGGCCCTGGTTCTCCTCCTCAAACGCCTTCCAATCTTTGCCGCGCCTCGTCCCGTCGTATACGACCACGCTCTGCTCGTATCGCTCAGGCTCCAACACCGCACGGTGGACCATGGTACCGAACCGCATGGCGGCAGTCTCCACGCGCTTGCCCTCCTTGTAGTGAATAAACGCTAGCGGTGAGCGCGCGAACGCCTTGAGGCTGCTGAACGACAGCGGGTAATGTTGCTCTTTATCTGACACGGTAAATTGGGTTTTCGGTTAGTTTAAACAGCTCGGCGTTGACCTCATCCAAGCGCTTGTCGATGCGCAGCATGGCCTTTTGGCTGAATATCTTGCTTGCGGTACGTGCGACGGTCGTGCTTTGAATGCACATCAGCGCCCACCGCTCATGTCGTAGCTCGGTGATGGCTTGGGCTGTCTTCTCGTCGTATACGTGGTCCTTGAACGTTACTGCCTTCTCCTTCATCAGAACGGCAAATCATCGGTTTGCGGCTTCTGCTTCTCGATGCTGAGTGCCGGCAGATCCTGCAAGAATGGATTGTCACCGGTGTACAGCTTGGTGAGGTCGATGTACTTGCCCGACTCAGAGGCGAACGCCAACAGGTTCTCTTCCAACGGCGACTTGATGCCGGTGACGTTGTACTTGGTGTCGAGGCCCTTGCCTACGCGCGACACGACCAGCTCATATGCCGTCCAATGCTCCTCCTTGAACAGCATAAACATTTGATCAATAATGGTGCGCTGTGAGAACGACCACACCTTGATGTTGCCGCCCTTGCCGTCCTGGTCATACTCGAATACGACGAACGCCGCGAACTTCTTCGGCTTCTCGTCGCTGATGGCGTGTTCGGGGCGTGGCGTGTCAGGCTCCCACCGTACCGGCTTGCCTTCCACAAACAGTTCGTAACCCGTAATGGGCTTCGACAGCAGACGCAAGCTGCGCTTGTCGCCGTCTTGAAATTTCACGTAGTCGCTGGCGGCGCTATCTGATTGCGCCAAAAAATTAAAGATGTCTTGGGACATAATTGGGTTGTTTGATGGCCCCAAGTACGTCCAAGAATCACGCAGGGAAAAAAATTAATTCTGCGGTTTATCAACCTTCGACTGTTTATTCAGCGCTTTGCGCAGTCTTACAAGGTTGAGGGCCACCAGACTAACGGCGCCCAATGCGCTCAATGTCCAGTCGACGGCATCTTGCCAGCGCGCCAACTCCCACCCTAACCAGGCGAGGTTTAAAGCCAGCAGATCGTAACCGTCGTTCATGTTTCAAACATACTGAATATAAGCGGGAGGACTCCTACAAAACACAGGCAGACAGCCTCCCACGTGATGCCGTGGACCACTATCTGTTCGCATGCTGTGGCCACGATCACGCCGCCGATACTGTTGCGTACCGACCACCGCCGAAGGTTGCCTTTACTGTTGGCGAGGTCACTGCCCAGGGCAGGCCATGAACCGTTGGAGTCCTTGGAACTCCTCAGCAACTTCGAAAGACGGGCAAGCCTTCGAACTATACTCGCGGTGTCCATGTAGCGTCAAGGGTTGGTTGAGTGTGATGCACAGCGCACGGCATAGCCGTTTAATGCTGGCCTTCTGTTCTCTGGTCATGGTGTTCTTCGGGTGGCCGCTGACGTCCAGCCCGCCGATGTAACAGATGCCGATGCTGTCGGCGTTGTGGCCCTTCACGTGCGCACCGGTGTCGCTGATGGGGCGCCCGCTTTCTACGGTCCCGTCAAGGCGCACAACGTAGTGGTAGCCTATGTCCCGCCATCCCCTGGCTAGGTGCCACGCCCTAATGGTGTCGGCCGTGAAGTCCTCGCCCTCCCTTGTGGCCGAGCAGTGCAGTATTACCCTGGTTATCTCCCTCACTTGCTCTTGCGCTGGATCACGTACCACTGGCCATTATAGCACAACACTGCAATGCCGTCATAGCTTCGGTCCATTTGGAAGTAGCTGTTGCCGTCGATGCGCACGCCGTTGTTATACTCTGCCGTAATAATGCCAATGCGGTAGTACTCGTTAGCGCTGATCGTGTCGTCGCTTTTAAAGCGCAACATGCGGCCTTCGTTGTCTGCCACCTTGGGCAAGTAGATAAGCCCAAAGCCGGTAGCGGTATCTACCCAGCTGTTCATATACATAAAGCCGTTGGTGCTGTCCTGGTCAATGCGGTGCGTGCTGCCTGACGTATGGTCAATCTGCTGGACTGCGACATACTGCGGCAAGCTGCCCGTGTACAGGTTGTCGAAGTTGGTCGCGATGATGTTCGCGTCGTTGCTCCCGCTGGGCGCAAAGCGGTCGTTGGGGCGATCGCTCTTGACCTCATCGGTGCGAAAGCTGATGTTGGCAGTGGAGGCGTTGAGCTGGAAGCGCTCGATGCTCAACTCACTGTCGTTGGCGCTATAGCTGTACTCGTGGATTACGTGGTCGTCACTGCTTTCGCGTAGCAGATGGAACGGCCAAAGCATAGTGCTGGTCGGCAGGTACACTTGGCCGCTACGAATGCGGTGCGGGAGCTGCGTGTTGTACAGTATCTCGCGCACGCCTAAGCGGTGAATGGGATACACGTCGGTTGTCTGACTGCTGACCCACTCCTGAACATTGCCGCTGTAGAAGAAACCGCCGCTGTGCCACTGTATAGCTGACCCGCCGGTAGCATAGTCGATAGCTGTGCTGCCTGTGAGTATGTTGTCCTGCGTAATAGTAACCTGGTTGTCGAGGCTGCTCTCGCTACTAAACGTCACTACGTCGCCGACGGGTTCGTTGCCGTCGCCAGGGAACACTCGCACAATGAAGTAAACGTTGTTGGTGGGTAGGCTGCCGGTCTGGTCGCTACCGCCGATGCCGACGATGACCACGTTTAGCGTAACGTCGAGGCCGACCTCATCGTCTACCAGCTGTGGCACTTGTACGCTCAAGCTGTTTGATGCCTCAAAGCCATAATACGCATAGTAATTGCCAATCACCACGCGCTTGACGCCCGCTGTACCGCTCCAGCCGGTGTCGGTGTAATACTGATCGCCGAACTTGATAGTGAAGTCGGCGCGAATCGTGTAGTAGTTGCCGTTGTCTAGCGGGGCGCTACTTACGTCATCAATCTCGATGTTGTAGTTGAGCGTAATCAGGTGAGTGCTACCCGCAAAGTATGTGCGGTCGTCGTCGGCTAGCTCAAGGTCGTTGGTCGAGGCGCTCAAGCTGGTGAAGCCAGTAAGCCCCTGCAACAGCCACTCGTTGCCCTTCAGTAAACGCAAGCGGTCGATGCGCTTTGCGGGTCTGCTGTACTCGATGACGTTGCCAGCCATGACCGTGTAGTCGGTGCCGGCAGTGACTAGCTGAGTGCTGACCCAGCTAATTTTGTCCAGCGAACTCCACGTAGCTGCGGCGTTGGTCTTGGTGCGGGCCGCGAGGTCGGCGCTATACACTGTGCCGTCGCTGCGCTGCTGGTACTTGTTCATAGGTAGGAAGTACCACAAGCCTTGAGCCTGAAACACGCGCGCGTTGAACGTAATGGCCAAGCTGCGCAGCACCTCGTATGCGTTGTAATACTCGAACGGTTGCGTGCCCGCGATCACGGGTTCGTACAAGCCGATAGCTAGAAGCAGGTCGCTACCGCCGTAGTCGTCAGGCACGAAGTCGTTGGCGTAGCGTAGGAACGTATCGCTGTCGCTGTATAAGCTGGAGCACCGCGTAAGCGCGAGCGCGCGCGTGATGTATTCGACGGGCGTGGCAGTGGATTGCGACAAGCCTATGTCGTCGGTGCTGGTCAGCTGGAGCTGAGCAAGGTCGTCGCTGGCCGTGAAGTCGACGGCGCTGGGTTGCGGCTCGTCGGCCTGCTGAATGCGTTCGGGCAACAGCACGCCCCGCCAGAACGTGTAGGTGTTAGCTGGTGTGCTGGGCTCAGCTATAACTTCAACTAGAAAGCGGCCCTCCTCAGCTGCGGGCAGTACCGTATTAAGCCACGTGTCGAAGTCGCCGCCCTTGTTGTATAGCGTAAAGTCGAGGCGGCTGGCAATAATCGGCTGGTACTGGTCTTGGTTGTCGCCCTCGTAGCTAAGCTTGAAGCCAGGCACGCCGACAAGCAGCTCGCTACTGCCGCCGGTGTAGTCGTTGTCAAATATGTTGATGCGATACTCGACGCCTACGTCGTTCTTGAAATCGCTATAGAATCGTACTGCCATTAGAAGCCTCTGATGCGGTTGCGGTCCAGCAAGCTGCGCTCGTTGCTGATGAGTATGTCGTTGCCGCGAATCATGCCGCTGACCGTAATGTTGCCGCCCCCTATCATACTCTTCAGCTTGTCCAGTGGCGCGATTACCTCAGGGTTGCTCATGCTAGTACCTGGTCCCTCGCCGACCATGCCGAGGACTGGCCCGGTAACCAATCCACCCGAAGCGAAGCCGGGTATACCCATGCCCGCACCCATGAATGCACCGAAGCCAGCCTTGCCGCCGGTCAGCTCGGCTACACCGGTAGCGCCGCCCGTCAGTACCGCAAGCACAGCAAACGTCGCGGCCAGCGCCGCAGCCTTCTTAATCAATCGGCCCAGCACATCCATCATGTATTCGCCGAACGATTGGGTGCTGTCCATGATAGCCGTGAATGCGCCTTCAAAGAATGCAGGCAACTGATCGCGGGCAACCTGTGCCAGCGCACTCAGGCGTGTGGTTACCGTCTCGCTCAGTACCTCGTAGCTCCCTTTCAGTGTATGCACCGCCGCCGACTGCGCCATGATGTCGCTGGCCGTAGTGCGCTGCATCTCCTTCGCCTTCTCCATGGCGGGCAGCATGTCCACCATTATGGTTTCGGCCAACGCTTCGGCGTTGTGTACCTCCTTGTCTGTCGGTGCGGGCAGTGCGCTAATGGTTACGCCCTCGCCGTATTCGAGGTCGGCCGTGGCTTTGGTCAGCTCCCAAATCGCGTCGCTGGTGTCTTGGATTTGGTCGTTGTAGCGGCCTACGTTGTTCCTGCTGATTTGCTTTTCGAACTTGTCGCCCAAACTGCCCACGCTGGCGGCCGCTTCCTCTACCGCCTTGGCTTGTTTCAGTTGCGCCAGCTCAGTTTCCAAGGCGCGCCGCTTGGTGTTCAGTGCAAGTATCGCCTGCTCCTTGTCCAGCTCCTTGGTGCGCACAATGAAGTTCTCGGTTTCCTCTCGCGTGGTCTTAACGCTAGCCTTGAGCGTGGCCATAGCACTCACCAACAACATGGTACCGGCCACGACCGCACCAATCGGGTTGGCAGCCATCACCACGTTAAGCGCCAGCATAGCCGTGCGCGCCTTCATCAATGCGCCGACCATCATCATCATGGGACCGGCAGCAGCAGCAATAGCGGCTATGGTAATGGCCACCTGCTTCTGCCTGTCGGTGAGGTCGGTGAAGCTGCGCACCAACGCTTGGATGCGTGGGATGAGCGGGCGCAGCATGTCGTTGATAAGCCGCCCGAACTCCTCGCTCAGGTCGCCCAGGGTATTCTTAAGCTGCGTGAACGGTCCCATGCCGGCCGCTGCCGCCGCTTCGGCACTGCCACCGTACTGCTTTTCCAGCTCGTCCAGTATGATGGTCTGCGCTTCGGCCAGTCGCCCCGTCTCGGTCAGCGACTTAATGACCTCCTTCTGATCGGCGCTAAACTGTATGCCCGACCGAGACAGCGCGGTGAGGTTAGCGATGGGATCGTTGAGCGCTTTACCCAGTTGTATGCTTGCACTCTTCAGGTCGCCGTCTAAGCGCGTGGCGAGGTCCAGCGCTACGGCCTGCGTGCGTGCAAAGTTGTCGCCGGCAATGTTGGTGAAGGTCAGCAGCTGTGCCGTTGCGTCTTTCAGGATTTCCTCGTCACCAAAGATGGTCTTGTTCTGCAAGTCGCTAGCCATCTGCTGCAACTGCTGAGACGTGAACCCTACCTGGTCACCTGTAGACTTCAGGCCCGCTTCGACCTGCGCGATTGCCTTGGCTTGCTCGTCGAACGCCTTTACCGCGCTGGCCCCCATGAGTGCCAAGGGCGCGGTAATGCCTAGGCTCATGTTGCGGCCAACGTTGCTGACCATGGCTTGAATCTCGCCGAAGTTGCGCCTAAAGTTTCCCTTCACGCGCCGCAGGTCGGCGTTGAGTTTAGTCATGCCCCTAGGGGACAGGCCTATGCTAACCTTTAGATCCTTAAGCTTTGCCATTGTTCAAGTTCTTGAGTGCGTTGGCAATCAACTTATTGTTGCCCTTCTTCTTCGTCTTCTTCTCCCATGGGAAGATACACAGGTCTGTAGGCTTAATGCGACTTCCCTTCTTGCTATGTGGCTGTAGCGCAAGCGTCGCCGCCCACCGGGTGCGCTCCCATTCTTGGCGCTGCTTCATCTCCTCCCACTCGTTCATGCCCTGGGCCGCTAGGCAAAACTCCTCGAACGTCATGTCATAAAACACAGACGGGTCGAACCGTAATTGGCCCAACCCGATCTGCATGCACCTATCGAATGTCAGCGGTTCGCTGCTACTTTTTTTTTGATGTGCCGCCGCCGAGCATCTCGCCCACGGCCGCACCCAGCGGCTCCAAGTCTGTGAAGTCGATGAGTCCAAGGAAGTCGTCCAGCTCATACTTGAACGGCACGTCGGCATGCTTGGCGCCTGACTGTGCCATGAAGTAGACCAGCGTTCCCACTTCCACTACGTCGTCGCTCAACTTGCCGATGTCAATGCCGGCTTCGCGCTTGGCGTTGGCCAACGCACGCATGTCGCAACGTAGGGTGAACTCCTTACCGCTAAGTGTCAGTTTCATTAAGCTACGACCTGGATGATTGCGCCATTGATTTCGAACGTAGCTGAGTAGCTCACGTTGTCTTCGGTGGCTGCGCTCACCTCCACGCTAGTACAGTAAGCGTTGCAGGTGTAGTTGTAGTCATCTGAAGCATCGTCGAAACCAAACACCAAAGCGACCTCACTGCGTGCGGTGAGCGTAGTGAACAGCGTACCGCCGGCACCGCCGGTACCGTCGTCGTCCACAAGGCCGCTGACGCTGATGCTACCTGAGCGCAGGCCCTCAGCAAGGTCGCGCCAACCGGCTGAATCTTTGGTAGTGATGTCGCGCGTCTCCATGCTGATGGAAATGCTGCCTTCGGTTTGATCGGGCAACGCCGTGCCGCCGATGCTGAGAAGGAATACTGTGCCGTTAAGAATGGCCATTACTCTGTGTCTTTAGTGTTGTTCGCGATGATGGCATTGAACAGCAAGTCCACGTATGCGAATACGCGGTCATCTGAAATGCTGGGTGTGAGGTTCACTACCACTTTGGCAAAAGCCATTGCCGCTAACAGCAGCTCGGCCCAGTTCTGTACAATGAAATCCATGCCAGCAATTTACAGACTATCACCGAACCAACCCGCCGCCTCAGCTTGTTCTTGCGTCAAAACTTCTGCGTCGCTAGGCATGAGGTATTGGAACATGACCACCTCGTTGGTCGCTAGGTAAAACGTCATGCTGTCGCGCTCTTCTTGCGTGAGCTGTGGGAAGAGTGCAATGAGCGCATGCAAGTCGCGCTCAGGATGCACCTTGATCGTGAGTGTAGTGTCACCGACGCAAGCCCACTCGCCGGTAGTGGGGTGCTGGATGGTGGCCAGCAGCATCGTCGTGGTGCGCCCTGGTTCGTGGAGGTGCTTGGGCAACTTCAGGTTGTACAGCTCGCGGCTGATGCCTTTGGCGCGCTGCTCGCTGGTGAGGTTCAGGCGCGGCGTTACGGGGAGGTAGACGGTGCTCATGTGTATATGCTGAAGTAGCTGTTGATGTCAGTCTCGATGGCGGTGCGGTTGCTGGATTGGTCGGCTTCATAATAAATAAACTCTTGAATAGTGCCCGTGAAATCTTTACCCAAATCACCTCTATCCCCAATGATTAAGGATAAAGTGCCGCCGCTTCTTGCATCATACGTTTGTGTTGCAGCAGTACCGTCCAAATACATATTGTTTTCGCCTGCGCTGCTATTGCACTGGTTGAAAAGAAGTATTTGACCATCTACCGCGTCTTCGCCCGCCGTGTAGTCACTTCCACCGTATCTATATCGAGAACCGATTTTATTCGCTGACCCCAGGCCGCCAGTACCTACCGAAAACTGGCGCGGCGGTATAGCATTTTCTGAAATTTGATATATAACCTCATCCGTTGGCACATCTACCGCAACCACAGAAATAACAGTTATATCTGAGAGGTCAATATTCATCGCAGTATTTTGCAAACTGGTCGCGCTTGTCGTGCAATCAATCGCCGGCTTCCCGTTCTCGGTAATGACCGCCGTACCGTTGTATATCTGCGGCTGGTTGCCTGCCGTGCTTTGCGTCGCGTTGTTGGCCGTGCCACCTACGTTTGCTTGATCGTACCACACCGAGACGTAACCGGCTGATGCACCGCAATGGGTTGCGATGGCTGCCGTGTCCAGGTCGCCGTTACTGTCGAATCCAATATCAGCTTCGGCATCGTCGCTCGCGCGTCGCACCTTCATGCAGTAGCCGGTAAAGTCTTTGTCCAGCTTACGCACTGAGTACGCCGCCGCCGCGCCGGTGTAGGTGTCAAGTAGCAAATCAGTAGCCGCCGCCGTCGTCGTGCGCACCATCTTCAGCGACAGCGGCAACGTGCCGCGCGTCTCGGCTGTGGCGTCGGTCTCGTTGAGGCCGGCAAGTAGCGCCGCCTTAGCTGTCGCAAAGCTGGCGTTGTCTGCGGGCTGTGTGGTGTACTCGGTCCAGTCGCCTGCGGTGTCGGGATCGGCCAGGTACTTGGTCGAGTAGTACAGCGTTCTGTTGATGGTGTCGGTCTCGCCTACGTCGCTGACTTCGCTTTCGGCATACCCGTCGCCGTCGGGCCGCGCGGTGTAGTATATCTCCAGCGTAGCCGTGGCGCCGCTGCGCTCGGTCTCGGCGTCGCTGCTGTAGCGGTTGTGGTAATGCGTCTTGGTGGCGTACCTGGTATCGAAGCGCGTGTTAGTGAAGTAGAAGTTTACTTCGCCTTCGTTTATCTCCTCTGTCGTCAGCTCAACGTTGCCATCAACGCCAGGTTCAATCGCGTTCACCGTTTGCACATAGCTGCTTAGGTCGCTGGGCAGTACGTGCGTGACGAACTCGTAGCCGGTGCGCGTGCTGTTGACGGCCAGCACTTGGCCCGCCGTGCCGATGCCGGCAGGCGTATCGCTGAGGTCGCTGATAAGCGCGGCGCCGATGCGCACATCTACGCGCGCGTCAGTGTAGTACAGGTTGGAGCCTTCAGGTATCTCGGTGGTGCTAAGGTTGATGTCGCCGTCGCGGTCGGCGGTCTCGCTGTTGACGCTGCGCACCAGGTCCAGCGCGCCACCGGTAGCCATGTCAAAGCTTGACGTCTTGCGGTTGGCGTACTCGCTTGAGTCAAAGCCGTCGCCCCAGTAGCTCAGTAGGATGAGCAGGTCAGCAGAACCAACGAGGCCGTCTTGGTTAAAGTCTCCTATGATGCCGTTGGGAAAGTCGCTGCCGGTCAAATCTGTGAAGCCAGCCAGCTCGGTCGCGATTTGTTCTAGGATACCAGTAGGGTCCAGGTTCTCAATGCTTAGGTCGAGGCTGGCCGTATCGCCATCGAATGACAGCGTACCGTTAGGGAATACCAGCGTGGTCGCCGTGTCGCTAGGTGTGCCGTCAACCTCCCGCACCGTCAGCGACCCGCCGCCGCTGGTGACGGTAGCGGTGTTGCCGTCTATGGTTACCGTGCCGTTGCTGAACACCAGCTTCGTCACCGCACCCGTCGGGGCGCCGTCCACCTCCTCAACCGTGATGGCGTTGGACGGGATGCCGGTAAGGCTGACCGCTGTGCCGGTAAGCTGCACCCGCACGTCGTAGGTCTGCTCCAGTACGTACACCCGCTGGTCGGGGTCGAACTGAATGTCAGATGTAT